TTCTTTGTCGTCTTCGGTCATATCCTTCCAATAGGACTTCAATTTATTGACGAGGTCTTCCGTGAAATTCGACTCATTTTCTAAAGCATCGTCATATGTATGATCTAGGAAGAATGTCTCATCCTTTGTTTGAACCTGTTTTTCAAATTTCTCGCCGTATCTGGCAAAAAGTTCGAATGGTTTTTTGTCATCGGCCAGCTTCATCAAATTGAAGCTGTTTTTGAGCATTTTAAAATCTTTATCGCTGGGGTACAATGTGATCAAATCCTTAACAAATTCGTCGAATTTGCTGTTAAAAATAGCGATCCATTTATGATTAGCTCCCGAGCCCTTCGCAGCAAACATGATTATGTTTTAATACTACACTTTTATTTTTAAATTGATTTGGTCGCGACCTCCTCATTATGATGAATATATATCGAGCACCAATTTTACAATGTCCGATCGCATAACATCCGAATTATCGAGAGTGATGATATCTATATCATCTTTATTGGCAACCGGAGAGTTTGCATGCCTGCTTATAAAATCCATAAGGCCATTTTCAACATCATCGCCAAGATCGCTTTGTTCTAGATCTCCAGTGATGATTATTTGACAACCTGTGCCGACTCGCGTTAACAAGGTTTTCGTCTGATTTTTTGTGGCGTTCTGCATTTCGTCAGCAATGATTAGAGTGTTATCAAAGGTGCGCCCGCGTATGTAAGACAAGGGTACAATCTCTATTTGTCCCGAGTTCATACATTCGTCTAGATTACGCTTTCCTATGAATAGCAAAAGATTGTCGTATATTGGCATCATCCACGGAAGCATCTTTTGATAGATATCCCCTGGTAAATATCCATGGTCTTCATCTACAGATATTGCCGGGCGTGTGATGACGATCTTTCTAATTGGTGTCCAAGAATCGTAGAGTTTCTCAACAGAGTGTTCGCAGGCAATCATTGTCTTTCCCGTTCCTGCTGGACCATGGCAAATGACGACATCTTTTGTATTCAGACTATTCAAGTATCTCTCTTGATTGCTCGTGTGCTGAATTATTCTCGTGTTCGGTAAAATGTTAGGCGATTTAGAATTACGATGGGCCGAAGCTATTACATTTCGTCTGCGAGGACGGTTATACGGAGCATGATACTTTTTGAGTTGTGCTTGCATGACACTGTACCGTATATGTGTCATTACTTCTTTAAGTAAATTATGCTTAAATATCGATTTAAGATAAATGAAAAATTAAGTTTTTATAGATGGATTTGATTATCTACACGGAGCGGGCGCGCGAAGGTTCTTCTTGGTCAAAGACCTCTTTAACCGAATCGAGATTATCATCAGCTTCCATGGGTGTATCAGCTTCATCGCGACTCTCTGCCTTGATTCGTTCGTTCTCAGCGAGCCTTGATTGAAGGTCTCGCTTGCGCTCGGCGTAGAACGCGTCTTTAGTCTCAGCGTTTTTGTCGTATTCGTGAATTAGCGTGTTCAAAGAGTCGAGGGCAAATTCTTGGTCCTTGATATCATTGGGATTCGGCGACCAAGGGCACCACATGCCGACCTCTGAGATGAATATGTTGAATTTGTCAGCGTCGATCTTTCGGAGCTGCTCGCAGCGACCTTGCGCCTCCTGAACAGAATCATACACTCCGCGAATTTTCAATCCTCGAACGCTTGTTTGAAACGAATTTTTAGTATCGAATTCCTTGTTTAAGACGTCGGTGTTCGTGCTAGTGAAAGTCTTGTATGATTCGTTGATTTTGTCGGGATTAAACATGTATTCAAACTCTTCTTTGATGCTGCGGAATTTATCGGTATCTTCGGCGTAAGATGCTTCCAAGCCAGTGAACAGCTCATTGACCTTAGCTGAAAAATGTTGGATGTAATTTTCAAAGTAGAAGGCATCCTTGTTTTTGATTATTTCTTCTGGGCTGATAAATGACAGACAAGCGTAGTTTTGGCCACGAATAGGGGGGTCTTGTTCCAGCAAATCTTTCTCTTTGACGGGAAGCATATTTGTTTTTGATTATGTAATTTGTCATGTTTTTAAATGCTTTATCAAAATTTCCTTAGATGCGGTAAAAATATCTCAGTATTTAATAAATAACATGTCGGCGAGAGTTGATTTTGTCGAAGTTTTCATAAGAATGTTCAAATACCTTCTTGAAGGTCTTGTCGTGTCAAGCGCAGCGTTCATGTTCCCAGGGAAAAAGAAAGATATAAACGAGATCGTGCTGATTGGTTTCGTTGCCGCGGCGACCTTTAGCCTTCTTGATTTGTTCGCGCCTAGCATCGGTCTCTCCGCCAGGCAAGGGGCTGGCATGGGCCTCGGGGCGAATCTTGTTGGTTTCCCCACTAAATAAATAGTTCCTTGATTGAGTACTTATGATTTTTTCGCTTTAGATGCTCCGAATGAATTGCCAACCGAGATCATCGCAAATCTTTTTCCATATCTGCTCTTGTTGATGAAGTTTTTCGCGGCTCTTTAGCAAGGGAAAGAATTTCAAGAATTCATCTTGTTTTAACAACTGAATGAACTTATGTATCACGTAGCTGTACGAAAGGAAATTCTTTCTGTTTAGGGGGCTGAATTTCAAGAAAGGAACCTGGATTTCCTTAAACATCGCCTTCAACTTATCCTCTAACTCAGGAGATAGATGCGGGTTGGGATTACCCGTTATGCGATTAAGTATATAAGGCACGTGCTCGTAGTACTTATTGATCTTCAATTTTTTCAGTATGTCTTTAATCTTCTGCCGCGTGATGGTTTTAAAGTCGACGATCCTTTGTTTTTTCAACTCCTTCATGATGTTATCGAATATCTCATCTGGAATCTCGGTCGTTTCTTTACCTTGGATCTGATTAAGCCATTCCGTGTAATGATTTATGCGCTTATATGAGAAATAACTTATCTCCTTCGGGGGGTCCTTGTATGAGGGCTTTTCGTTATCGGTTATGACCTTCTCCACAGTGTGGCAAACGTTGCACACGTATATGCTCTCGTTCATGATAAATTCAAGCTCTCCTGTTTCGCAGAACGCACAAACCTTAGATTCCGATTTATTCACCGCATTATCTATGTAATTCTCATCCGTGTGGGACAAGTATTTATCCAGCAGTTCCGCTCGGTTGTTCTCGTGGATACTTATGTTGACATTCTTAGCGGTGGTATCATCGCTGGTTTTGTTGCCCATGAAGAAATCTACAACGCATTTTTTCTGAGTTTCGTTAGCCCCAGAAACAGGCTTAGATTTCTTGACCGCGGTCAAGGGAACGTTGTTCGAGTTATCTAGCAAAGAATAATACTCGAATAAAACCTGACCAGTATTCATGAAGTAATCGATCTCTTCCTTGTCTTTACTCACACTGTCTAGCCGTTTCTCTAGATCTGAAATGGTGTCCTGAGTTTCTATGATCTCTAGTAATTCTGCGTCTGAAAGATCCCTTTTCGGTTTAGATTCTAGCTCTTTTAATCGTTTCATGCATTTCCCGAGTTCGCATTCGTGCTCGTGCATCTGATCTTTATCTGCGGTGAACTCTTTCATCTGAGATTGATGTCTTAGGTCTAGTGTTTTAGAACTGACCTTGTAATTACACTGCCGCTTGGATTTTTCCTTAGCCATGTTTTAAACATGCGTATGAATTTAATTTTAAGTGAAATTTTTTTCTCACGTATAATTAAAACAAACACGATGGGTGGCGGACTTATGCAACTCGTAGCCTACGGCGCGCAAGACATCTACCTCAGCGGTAACCCCCAGATCACTTTCTTCAAGGTGGTCTACCGCAGGCACACGAACTTTTCGTGCGAAGCGATCGACCAGACCTTCAACGGGTCTGCCGACTTCGGCAAGAAGGTCACCTGCACCATCTCCAGAAACGGTGACCTTATCTCCCGTGTGTACGTCCAAGTGGCGCTCCCTGCTCTCGCCGGTAGCGACACCTACAACTCCTGGGTCGGTCATCGCCTCATCAAATCCGTTGAGGTCGAAATTGGCGGGCAGCGCATTGACAAACAGTACGGCGACTGGCTCCACATCTGGAATGAGCTCTCCCAAACCGCCGGTCACTGGGACGGTTACAAAACCATGGTTTCCGGCCCCGAGGACCCCTCCCTCTCCGCTGGCGAGGATTCCGGCATTGCCAGGACTCTCTACATTCCCCTCCAGTTCTGGTTCTGCACCAACCCTGGCCTCGCACTGCCGCTCATCGCGTTGCAGTACCACGAGGTGAAGGTGAACGTCGAATTCGCGGCCTTCGCCGACTGCGTCTCCGCCGGCGCCGCCGCGGCATCTTTCGACTCCGCCACCCTCTACGTTGACTACATCTACCTCGATACCGATGAAAGGCGCCGATTTGCGCAGGTCACCCACGAGTACCTCATCACCCAGACGCAGTTCACCGGTGACGAGAAGGCCCAATCCAAGATCAAGCTCAACTTCAACCACCCCGTCAAGGAGCTCATCTGGGTTGAGCAGACCGATGCCAAGGTTGGCGAATACACCACTTCCTACGAAGAGGCCCATCTCCAACTCAACGGTCACGACAGGACCTCCGCCCGCAAGGCCTCCTACTACCAGCTCGTCCAGCCTTACCAGCACCACGAGCGTGTCCCCGCTGGCGACATTTCGGTGTACTCCTTCGCGCTCAAGCCCGAGGAGCATCAGCCCAGTGGCACGTGCAATATGTCCCGCATCGACAACGCCACCCTCAACCTCAAGGGTGTCACCACCACCAACAACGTCAAAATCTTCGCGGTTTCGTACAATGTCCTGCGTGTGATGAGCGGTATGGGCGGGCTCGCGTACAGTAATTAAGCGGTGCGCTTCTGCCGCGCTCTTGCGCTCCTCCTCATTGCGACGCCGACGCCGACGCCGCCGCGGGGGTATGAAGATGCAAATAAAAACAAAAGTTAAATAAACGTTAATTTTTCCGTTATTCATGAATTATGAATTTGCGACCGACCGATTCCAAAATCACCCATTCCGCCCGTTGATTTCCATCCATTCCGCCCAAAACTTACGCATTGATGAAGATTGCCTCCAAACTTTGTATTACTTTTCAAGACCATTGTAATAATACAAAATTGGCTCATATTCCGCCCGAAGATATCTAAGATTCTATCCAATTTTGATTTTTACACTTTCACGTGCGACTCGAAACCCATCGTCTACCCTCGCGCGGGAGGTGGCGCGGGAGGTGAGATCCGCTATGTCAAACCTCAACCCAGGCGACCTGCCGAGGCACCCCG